AAAGACCTCTGGGCAGGTTACGAATTCGGATCTAATCGTTATCGTCAGTTCCCACGACGCACCCCACGCAAGGGGCGAGGAAATTCTGGCTATTTCATCTATCCAGCACTTCGCAAAATTCAGCCTCAATTGATTGCAAAGTGGGAAGATGCGTTTTCTAAAATTATCGGAAAGTGGGACGACTAATGGCCGGCAGTAGAACACTTAAATTATCCATTCTTGCCGACGTTGATGACCTCAAAAAGAAGCTGGACGTTGGAGCCAATGAGGTCGAAGGCTTTGGCGGTAAGCTCGAGAAATTCGGCAAGGTCGCTGCCGCTGCTTTCGCCGCCGCTGCCGCTGCGGCTGCTGCTTATGCTGGCAAGTTAGCGATTGAGGGCGTCAAAGCTGCCATTGAAGATGAAGCTGCACAAAAGCGATTAGCCCTGGCCTTACAAAACGTCACAGCTGCTACCGATGCTCAAATTGCGTCCGTCGAAGAACAAATTCTCAAGACTTCACTAGCCACAGGCGTCGCAGATGACAAACTTCGTCCAGCCCTTCAACGCCTTGCAGTCGCCACTGGATCAGTAGAAAAATCTCAGGAATTACTCACACTTGCTTTGGATTTATCCGCCGCAACCGGTGTTGACGTTGAACGAGCAGCGATTGCTTTGGGTCGAGCTTATGACGGAAACACTAGAGGCTTAGTTAGTTTAGGAATTGGCATATCGGCAACTGAGGCCAAAACTCTTGGCTTTGAAGGAACTATTAAGCAACTTTCGGATACTTTCGGAGGAGCTGCGGCAACTCAAGCCAATACCTTTGAAGGGCAGATTGAACGTCTTAAAGTTGCCTTTGATGAAACTAAAGAATCGGTCGGTGCTGCCTTATTGCCTACGTTGCAAAACCTACTCAACTTCTTTATTAACACAGTCATTCCTAAATTTATCGAATTCAAAGATGCAGCTCTTAAACCAGTTCAGGACGCCATTGAACGTAATCGAGAGGCTCTTACAACTTTAGGCACAATCATCAAAGACTTTGTTATTCCACTTATCTTGAATGGCTTTGGCGATGCCCTTCGTTTCTTAGGCAAAATTGCTGGCGGTATTTTGGACGTAATCGGCGCAGTCGTTAATGGCATTAAATCAGCCGTATCTTTCGCAATTGACAGCATCAACGCACTTATTCGCGCTTACAATGCAATTCCCATCTTGCCCAATGTCAGCACAATTTCCAAGCCATCATTCACGACTTCAAGCTCCTCTACTTCAGTTCCGTCTTTGCCATCAACGCCTAAAATAACAACCCCAAGCGTTCCATCAACAACCACAACACCTACAACGCCAAAGGTGACAACACCGACAACAACCGCAACAACTCCAGTCGTCACAACTACCATCGTCCCGAGTGGCAAAGCAATTCCCTCTGGCTTTGACGTTGCAGCTGTAAGAGCTGGCGAAGAAAAGGGCAACGTTGTTATTAACGTCAATGCTCCTAGCGTTATTGATGAAGAAGGTTTTACCAGAGCAGTCGTTTTGGCCCTCAACAATTCCACTAATCGCGGCACGACCGGCGCTGGCGATCTTAGGACTAACGCCCAGATCCTATGACAGCTTGGACACCCGTCTGGCGAATTAAAGCCAATGGCACAGAAGTCACCTCAGTCACTTTGGCTGATCTACAAATTACAACAGGCAGAACCGACATCAACTCGCCAACCCCTGCTGGCTATTGCTCACTTCGGCTTATTAACACTGATAACACAGTTTATTCATTCACAGTTAATACCTCGATACTTATCGAAGTGCAAAATAGTTCAGCAACTTATGTGCCTATCTTTGGCGGTCGCATCTCAGATATTCGTCAATCAGTAACTTCGGCTGGTAACGCTGCAGCTGTCACAAATATATTTATTACAGCAATTGGGCCATTAGCTAGATTGCAACGAGCAACCTTTGATGGCAACCTAGCCGAAGGATTAGACGGCGCACAGATAGAAGATTTGCTCGATGATCTATTGCTCAACTCTTGGAATGAAGTTCCACCAGCCGAAACTTGGGATACTTACAACGCTACTGAGACTTGGGCGCAAGCGCAGAACATTGGCTTAGGCGAAATTGATGCCGGCGAATATACGATGAGCAGCCGACAGATTACGGATCAAGTTATTTCCAATGTGGCTAATCAAATTGCTTCCTCAGCTCTTGGCTATTTATACGAAGATGCCAATGGCCTTATCGGTTACGCCGACGCCAGCCACCGACAGGATTATTTAACGGCCAACGGATATACCGACCTTGATGCCAACCAAGCAATTGGCGCTGGTATTGGAATCGTTCAGCGACAGGGTGAATTGGTAAATAAATTAATCATTGATTACGGCAATAACTTTAATAGCCAATATATCGCCCAAGACACAGACTCACAGGCAACCTTTGGTCTTTATGCTGAGCAGTTCTCTAGTTACTTGAAGAATACGGCCGACGTCGAGGATATGGCTGATCGACTCATTCAGCTACGTTCTTATCCTCGCTACTTATTCCAATCAATCACTTTTCCAATTCAAAACCCAGAAATGGACAATGGCGACCGAGATGCGCTTTTGGCTGTATTTATGGGCCAACCAATCCGAGTTACCAATCTGCCTCCACAGATGCTTGGCGGCGAATTCACCGGTTACGTCGAGGGTTGGACTTTCAGAGCATCAGTCTCGGGTCTATTCATAACCCTGACAGCCAGCCCAACAGAATTCTCGGCAGTCGCCCAAAGATGGAACCAAGTAAATGCGGCAGAAAGCTGGAATAGTGTGCTTAATACCCTAGAATGGCAGGACGCGATTGGAGTGATTAGTTAATGGCAACAACAACGAATTTCGGGTGGGAGACGCCCGATGACACCGACCTTGTAAAGGACGGCGCTTTAGCGATTAGAACGCTAGGCAGCGCGATAGATACCTCGCTTGTTGATCTTAAAGGTGGCACAACTGGACAAGTGCTTGCTAAAGCCTCAAATACTGATATGGACTTTACTTGGTCGTCAGTAGATCCGCTAACAATTTTGGACGCCAAAGGTGATCTTATCACCGCGACGGCAGCTGACACACCAGCACGTTTAGCAGTCGGCACAAATGGACAGGTTCTAACTGCGGATTCGACCACTTCAACAGGCTTGAAATGGGCTTCATCATCGAGCCCGACTTATTCTTGGGCAACTTTTACGCCGTCCATACAGAATTTTACTTTAGGAAATGGGACACTTTACGCTCGTTATGTTCAAATTGACAAATTGGTTGTAGGTTACTTAACAGTAACTTTTGGCTCGACCACTTCTGTTAGCGGAAATATGTTTTGGAGTTTACCCGTCACGACCGCAACTGCATCTTCTTTTGTTTCAATGAGTGGTGTGGTTGATGGAAGCGGTGGGGTAACACTTTTAACGGGAGCAATTTATTCCACTACTGGCGCGTTAATGCGAGCAGTAAAAACTGATGGAACATACGCCACCGGTGCGACTACTAGCAGCACCATTCCAGTAACTTGGACAACAGGTAATACCTTTACATTTCAATTTGCATACGAGGCGGTATAATGAAAACTCTAGAAGAAATCAAAGCAGAAATTATTGCATCAAATCCTTCGCGTAAATATGAATTGAATGGTGAAATATTTGAACAGACTGACGATGAATTTGTGGCATCTGTCAAAGCTCGCGCCGAAATGGAATTGGCACAGTTGAAATATGCCGAAGAATTAAAATCGGCTAAAGAAGCAAAAGTTTCTGGATATAAAAAATTGGGCTTGTCAGACGACGAAATTATTGCAATTGTCGGTTTATCTGACGACGAAGCGAAAATTTTGTTGAGTGATGCCGAAACTGTGTAAAGCAGGACAGCAATTAAGGGAGCAAATTGACGACGATTATCCTGATCGCGACCGGCGTTCTGACGGCTGGATTGCTGACGCTCGCCATCTTGCTAAGGGTAATTCTGACCACATACCAGACGCTCGAGGAATTGTCAGAGGATTAGACGTTGATGCGGATCTCAACGCCCACAAAGAAGAGGCTTATGCCCTGGTTGAGAAGATTCGCAAATGCGCCAAGAGAGGCGATAAGCGCATCAAATACATCATTTACGACGGACAAATTATGAGTCCGATTATGAATTGGAAGCGCAGAAAATACAAAGGTGCTAACCCTCACCGGTCGCACTTCCATATTAGTTTTACAACTTTGGGAGACAAAGACGGCAGCTGGTTCGACCTTGAAGGAGACAGACAAAATGGCAGAATTGAAACTGATGGCGGGAACGTGGGCGAAAACATTCGTCGCGACGGCTCTCTCGACATATCTTTCAGTAGGACTTCAACCCGACTACATTCTCAATGCAGCACTTGTGAGTGTGTTGCCTTCCGTGATTAACTGGCTTAACCCCAATTACGAGCGTTACGGCAAAATCAAATAATGGCAGCCTCCGACCTCGCCGCGACTATCGCCAGCGTTCTCGGATCAATCGGCCTACTTATTGCCGGACTGAGATACATCATCAAACTTGAGAACATTCCCATTGTGTCGCGCCTCGACAAGATGGAGTCTCAGTTAGAATTAGCCCTCTCAGCAAAGGTGGCTAGAAGTGGCAACAAGAAAACGCGTTAAGAAGCCAGTCAAGAAGGTGGCAAAACGTCGCAAAACGACGAAGGAGCCAATTCTTACCAAGCTGGATTTCTGGGCTATTGCTGCAAAAGAAGTTTATGACGCTTGCCGCAAAGCCGGAATGGACGAAGGCACAGCTCTAGCCTTTGCGATGGATAGAAGTTCCTACCCCGATTGGATTGTTGATCCGAGCGACCCAATAAAAAATCCGCTCGATGATTGGGAAGAGGACGACTAATTTACCTTCGCGAGGTGGAACTATTCGAGGCGCTGAAGTCGGTTTATCCGGACTTAACGCCAGTCTCACCGACCGACCGCCACGATGGCATTACCAGCGACTCCTATATTGAGATGAAGTGCAGACGCACCCATTACGCCACCTTGTTGATTGAGAAGAAGAAGTGGGATTATCTGGCCGAAATAAGGGCTAGGACGGGCGCTAGGACGCTTTATATCAACTCCACCCCACAAGGGGTCTATCAGTTCGATTTAGGGGCTATAAACGAGCCTGAGTGGCAATTAAAGGCCCTTCCAGACAAGACCGATTACGCCAATAAAGGGCTAGTGGAGAAGCTCTGTGGGTTCTTAGACCTGCGACACTCCGAACTGCTTCTTGTATAAATCCATTTAATTAAATACATTTATCCCGTAAATCCATTTAAGGATTACAGAACGGGAGCGTTAGTGATAAATAATCCAGCAGTAATTCGATTTGATAGCACTTCGGGCGCTTGGTCTGATGGTAAGAATTACGTCAAAGGCCAAATTATTCGCCGATATGCCATCGAGTCGTTAGGTAGAAAATCAGTAAGAGGGCGATTGAGCAGAGAAGAAATCTCGGCTTATTGGCTCGACCGATTTGGGGTGAATGCTGATGTTCAATGAAGGTATTTTCTTTGCACTTTATTGCCTAACCCTATGGATCGCACACCGCGCATATATCAGCATCAAAGCTAAAGCCTTTAACGAGGGATACAAGAGAGGTCGGGCGAGCATAAATGTCAGAGAGATCGTTAAGTGACTGGCTCTCGGACGCTGGTGACACCCTCGACGACAGGGGGCTTGAATATGGCGATCCGAGACACAATCTATTACGCATTTACAAAATCGCGAGGTTGCTCGGTA